CCACCGGTAGGACTTCACGCCGGTGGCCGTCTGCCGCTGGCGTGTCAGCTGGCCGTTGAGCTTTCCCACCTGATCGCGCGCGATCAGCTCGGCGCGGCTGCGCGGCAGCCCGTAGGTGTCGCGCACCATCTTGGTCATCTCGCGCAGCGGTGTGCCGCGCTGAACCGCCGCGACGACGCGACCGTGGAGCGTGTCCAGGTACTGGCTCGGTATCGAACGAATCAGGCCGATGTTCTCGGCTTCCCATATCCGCATCAGGCCCGCCAGGTCGGGTGCCGCGCGGAACACATCCACGCCGTAGGCCCGGCGCAGCACCCGCTGCCATTCCTCGGCGTTGTAGCGGTCGATGCGGCTGGCGATCAGCTCGACCAGTTCCCGGCTGGTGTGCTCGTCGACCGAGGCGGCGGCCAGGGCCTCGAGGAACGCCAGCCGCATAGTCTCAAACCAACCCTCGGAAGGCGGGAGACTGTTCAGGTCGTCCTGCCGGACCCGCGACAGCGCCGGCACCACGTGCCGCTCCACCGCGTCGCGGCAGGCCTGCGCAACCGCGTCCAGGCGGCGCCGGTAGTCGGCCTCGACCCCCGCCGGATACCGCCACTTACCCGGTCTGCGCGGCGTACTGCGCGGCCGTGGCCCTGCCGTCGTCTTTCTCCGGTTCCAGTCCATACAGCCGGTTCTCCGTCAGGTATGCCCGCGCCTCGTCTTCGCTCAGCCCGGCGTCCATCGCGGCATTGAGTGCGTCCATCTCCACCTTGGCGGCGTCGGCGCTGGTCTTCCGGATGTCGGCCTCTTCCTTCGCGGTGGGGCTACGCAGGGGCGGCCACTTGATCGACCAGTTCTCGGGCCGCGTCGTGACCGCGCGCTGCGCCAGGATCAGCGACACCAGCCGCTCGAGCGCCGGGCCGGCACGGTTGCGCTGGTAGTCCTCGACCAGGTCGTAGTAGCCCTCGAAGTCGGCTTCGCCCGTGGCGTTCTGGCCGGCCGGTGACCGGCCAAAGAGGATCGTGACCGGGATGCCGGTCTCGACCGACAGCGCCACCTGGAACTCGCCGATCAGGTCTTTGATCCCGCCCAGCTGCATGTCTTGGAGGCTGTAGTCGTCCTCGCCGTCGACCGCGACGGTATTGAGCAGGCCTCGCGCGACGTCGACCAGGTCGATGCGCTTCTGCACGACGGACTCGAGCCCAGCTTCGATCGCTTCGGCCAAGCCCTGCATCCTGTAGACGCCCTGTTGCTTGCGCTTGAGCACCTCCAGCGCCAGCCGCAGGCCTTCCGTGTAGCGCCGGATGGCCGCGAATGGCCGCGCCACCGCGCTGCGGCCCGCCCAGGGGATGCCCTGCGGGCGCAGCCGCCGCGGCAGCGGGTCGCCCGGGATCGGGATAAGCCGCGTCTCATGGACCCGGAATATCCCTGGCCCACCGCCGGCGGCGTCCGTGCGCACCCGGTACACCTCGGGGCGGCCATAGTTGGGCTGCCTGGCGTCTCCGTAACGCCGGTCCGGCGCGTCGATGTCCGTCAGGTCGAAGACTCGCAGTTCCTGGACCTGGGCGAGGTTCGCGGGGTCCAGCGGGGCTTCCAGGCTCCCGCTATCGTCGGTCACCACCACGATGGCCGCGCCGCCGGTGAGCCGGGCCCATCGGATGCCGTCGGCCAGCATAGGCAGCGCCTTGAGCCGGTCCAACTCGGCCGCGATGCTGCCGTCGTCGTCGCCTTCGATCTCCACGCCGCGCGCGACGGTGGCATCCGCCGGCATATCGACGACTCGCCCGTAGATTCCGCCCTCCGCGTAGAGCTGCAGGTCGTTGGCCAGCACGAGCTGTGCGGCCTGGAGCGTCCGCACGCCCAGCACCGCGGACTCGTAGCCGTCTGCGTTGAATGCCATGTTCTACCCTGCCAGCGCCGTGAAGCGCGAGAGATTGCTGCCCTTGGCGAGCATGTCGTTGATCGCGTCGACCATCGGGTCGACCTGGTCGTCGTGCGCGTGGGTGTCGTCAGCCGTGAACGCCTCGCACTCGCCAACGAAGTCCGCCACCCATGGCGCTTCGGCCGGGATGCACACCAAGCCCGCCTCGAGGTAGCCCTGCACGTCCATGACGCGCGTCAACTTGTCCTTGACCCGCTCGACCCCCTTGACGGGGATCCGGCCGTCGGCGGCGATCTCCTGCACCAGGCCGGTACCGCTGCTCTTGTCCTCGATGAGCATCTGGCGCAACGGCGCCGACAGCTTCGGGTGGAACGGCTTGTTCTTCGCCCAGAAGTCGATGGCGCGCCGCTTCAACTCCGGCGCCGGCCACTTGCCGCGCAGCAGGTCGAGCAGGTAAAGCTTGCCGTCGTCGCCCAGGCCCCAGCACTCGAACACGCTGTAGTCGTTGCGCTCCGCGGTCTTCTGCGCGGTGTCGGCGAACACCTTGCGCGCCGTGATGCGCGGCGGCACGGTGTAGCGGCCGAACCAGGCGCCCTGGATGAGGTCGCCGCCCAGCGGCGCCGGGCGCTGCTGGTACTGCGCCGAGAACACGTAGCGCGAGACGCGCGCACCATCCTGGTCGGCGCCGGCACCGGCCTCCATGGTCAGCAGCTCGGCCAGCGGCTCCTTGTACGGCCAGTAGCTGAAGCGGCCCTTCTCATCTCGCTCGCTGCTGTCGACCTTGCCCTGTAGATGCTCGGGCAGGCCGGCGACGTAAGCGTCGTCGATCAGCGCCGGGATCACAACCTGCTCCCAGCCCGGGCCCAGGTTCCCGGCCTCGATGAAGCCGGTCACGTCCTCCTGCGCCAGGCGCTGCATGATCACGATGATCGGCGTATCGGGGTTGGCCCGACGGCTTTTCACCGTGGCGATCAGGTCGCGGTTCGCTTTTGCGCGCCGCGGCTTGCTGTAGGCGTCGCCGACCTTGAGCGGATCGTCGATGATGATGGCGCCCTGCCACCCCGGCGCCATGTGCCCGGCACGAAAGCCGGTGATCTGGCCGCCCAGCGACACCGCGTAGACGCCGCCGGCCTTGCGGCCGTCGACCTCGATATTCCACCGCTTTTTGCTCTTGGCGTCGGCGGCGACCTTTAGCGGCCAGAGCGCCTGAAACTCGTCGGACTGCACCAACTCCTTGGCCGTCTGCGAGTTCAGCAGCGCCAGGTCGTCCGAATAGCTGATGTGCAGGAACCGCGCACGCGGGTTCAGCGCCAGGCCCCGCGCCATCAGGTTGATGGCCACCAGCTCCGTCTTGGACGAGCCCGGCGGCACGTTGATGACCAGGTTCTTGATCCTGCCGTCGATGACCGCCTGGACCTTTTCGGCTATCAGCTCGTGGTGCCAGTTGACCCGAAACTTGATCGCCTGCCGGTGCTTGAAGAAGTACCGGCTGAAGAACAGGTGGTCGCGCTCGCACTTGGCCTTGGCCGTGGCGCGCAGCACGGCCGGATCGACCTCAGTAGTCGCCCTCGAGCTTGGCGACGGCGGCGGCGACTTTCTGCTCATCGACCACCACCGTTTTCTGTTCTATCGGCCCACCACCTGGGCCCGTGTGCTCCCGCCTGTTCGTGAATGCCCCTCCAGCTTCCTTGGCTGCCTGCTCGAGGATGGCCGCGGCGGCCACCAGATTGCCGCGCTCCATGTAGCGGGCGTGGATTTTGCCCAGGCTGCGCAGGCGGAATGCCTGATCCGCAATCGGGATTTCGGCCACCTCGGCGCGGAAGCGCTCGCGCGTGACGGCGAACAGGTCGCGCCACTTCTGCGCCATGTCCTTGCCCGACGCCTTGGTGGGGTCGTACTGCGCAATCTGCGCGCGGTGCGCCTCGACGCCGAACTCTTCCTTCAGCGCCTGCGCCACCTCCGTAGGCGTGTCCCAGCAAGCAAGGGCCTGCACGATGAAGCGCTTGTGCGCTTCGGTGAGCTTGGCCATTTTCGAATGTCTCCTGCGGCGCTAGGCGGCCGCCCTCAAGCAGCAGCCGCACGCCCGGGCAATGTTCAGCGTCGCCACCTCCGGCGCGCGGCTGGCGGCATCGACCAGGCGCCGCACGTCTGGCGAAGCCCCGTAGCGCCGCGTGACGCCCACGAATTCCTCGACGTCGTGCCCGACGATGCGCAGCTTCGGCATGCCGGTGTCCCGGTTGAATGCTGGCGCGCCCTCGGCGTCGGTCTGCTGGGCGATGTGGTACAGCTCGTGCTCGACCAGCGCACAAAATTCCGTGTCCGTGCAGTTGGCGCAGTAGTCGGCCGCCAGCGTGATCAGGAAGGCCGGCACCCGCCCGAACCAGTCGATCATCTGCTGCTCCTGGCGCGCTTTCTGCCAGCCGCCGGCGCGGAACATGACCTGCTCGGCTTGGCCAAGCACCGTGCGGCCGGCCTTCTCGAAGCCCGATGTGGCCCACAAGAAGGCTATGTCGGCATCCTGTAAATGGCTGTGGTCGGGGTTGGCGAGAGTCCCGGCCGGATCCACGATCTCGCGCATGACCCAGAGGTGAAGATCCAGCGCGGGCGCCAGTCGCATGCCTAAGGATGCGCTGTCCAACACAACTGCCGGCGGCCGCGGACGGGCGGCCGGCGGGACCCGCGAGTCTGAGGTTCGCCCCATTAACGCACCCAGAATAGTGTGTACAATTACACACTAAGTGTGTATAATTACACACATGAACAGCGCAGACATCATCAAACGACTGAAAGCCGACGGTTGGTATCACGTGCACACGGTGGGATCGCACCACCAATTTAAGCACCCGACCAAGCCCGGCAAAGTCACGGTCCCCCACCCAAAGAAGGATCTGCCGCGCCCCACGCTGAACAGCATCATGAAGCAAGCCGGCCTGCGATAAACAGGCCAGCCCAGAAAAGGAGAAACGAATGCTCTATCCCATCTATGTCCACAAGGACGAAGGCAGCGCCTACGGCGCAACCTTTCCAGACGTGCCCGGCTGCTTTGCGGCGGCCGACGAACTGAAGGATCTTCCGCGCGCCGCTCAAGAGGCCTTCGAGGCGCACTTCGGTGCCGATAACGATCCGATCCCGGCCGCCAGCTCGCCGGAGGCCTGGGCCAACAACCCCGACTTCCAAGGCGGCTTCTGGATGCTCGTCGACGTCGACGTCGCCAAAGTGCGTGCGCGCGCCGTTCGCCTGAACATCACGCTGCCGGAGAACCTGGTTCAGCGCATCGACGCTGCAGCTCGTCAGCGCGGGCAGTCCCGCTCGGCGTTCCTGGCGCTCGCGGCCGAGCACGAGATGACCGAGGCCTAAAACAGGCCGGCCGGCTGTTGCTGCGGGTCCCAGCTGAAGATCAGGACCTCGCCGCGCTCGACGCCGGCGCCGCCACCAACCGTGTAACGCAGTTCGGTGCTTTCGATGTGGAACCCGGCAAATGCGCGCCGGATGTCCGGGTGGTCGTTCAGGCTGACCAAGGCCTTCCCCTGCATCTGGCGCATGCGCGCTGCCATCTCCTCGTACTGCTCAAAGCCGAAGTCCACGCCGTACCCCTCGGTCTGCCAGTAAGGCGGATCGAGGTAGAACAGCGTGTGTGGTCGGTCGTACATCTCCAGGCACCGCTGCCACGGCAACTGTTCGATGTAAGCCCCGGCCA